TTTGATACGTTAGGCGTTCATATCAGCCCAAAAGCATCAAGCATTGGCAAGCATGAAATATTTATTAATCCTGTTGTAGATGATAGTTATAATGTGATTGATATATTGCTACATGAATTAGTGCATGCTGTTCAAACTGATTTATATCCTGAAAGTAAATCACATGGAAAAGAATTTATATCTATCTGCAAAAAAGTAGGCATGAACGGCAATAGAAAATATACCCAAGCATGTGCTGGAAAAGATTTAGCTGTAATTATTCAGGCATGGATTAAAGATATTGGAAACTATCCGCATGGTTCTATTAATCTGAAAGCAGATAGGAAAAAACAATCTACTAGAATGATTAAATTAGAATGCCAATGTGGTTTCATTGCTAGATGTTCTAACGGTGCAATAAATAAATATGGCTTGCCAGACCATTGCGGTATTGAAATGGATATCGTTTAAACACTCAAAGGATAATCAAGCCCCAAATAAGGGGCTTTTTTATTGCCTGAAATATATGTAAATCAGTTACATGCTATTGACTAATCAAGTATAATCCGAATCATGGGCATAATTCCGCCTGTACAATCCCAAATCTATTTAAACACTATTTAAACGCCTATTATGAGCCTATTAAAAGGCTTTAATAGTATGCCCTCAAAGAATAATTAAATCGCTTACAACGGCTTAAAATCAACGGGTTAGGATTGATAAGGTATAATTTAGCGGATAATATGAGTTAAAAGGCTCATGTAGCCCCCTACAAGGCTCATGGTGAGGACTTTAAAAGTATTTGATAGGGTAGCCTCAAAAGAATATATAATCGCTCTATGAGCTTTAAATGGATTGATAGCAATGTTATCAACAGCCAAAAGGAATAAGAGTTTAAACAATGAATAATAATAGTAATGAAATCAATGAGTTAGATAGTAATGACCAGGAGTTATCCACAGATAAGCCTAACCTATCAGCTCAAGAGCCAGTCATAGCAAGGGATTCGGAAGTTGTGCCTAAAAGAAAGGCAGGTAGACCCCGACACCTTGTTTTAGCGACCACCCAAAATGAGGTTTATGAATTATCTAAAGTAGGTACTAGGCATGAAGATATCGCCACTCTAATAAATGTATCTGTTGACACATTGACAAAGTATTACAAGAAGCAGCTAGACAGAGGAAGGATAGAAGCTAACGCAGCAGTAGCTGGAACAATGTATTCTAAAGCAATGACAGGTGATGTTGGTGCGATGATGTTCTGGTTAAAGACTCAAGCACAGTGGAGTGAAAAAAATACCACAGAATTAACTGGAGAGGGGGGTAGCCCTATTAACATCAAAGTCATTACGGGCATAGATTAAAAACCCCATTTGCAAATTTTTGCGATATATTTTTTTGACGTTTTTATACTCTTCTATACTCTACTCTTCTCTTCTCTAGTATATACCAAGACTATACACTGTATATACACTGTATATACCAACTCGTAAACACTGATAAACACAGGGAATGACTATGAACGAAGAAGCTTTAAGAAAGTATATTATGATGTTATCGCCTAATGCGGCTAACACAACGTATATGCAGCCAAACCAAGAAGCTATGTTAAGAAATCAGTCTATATCTCCGTTTACTCCACAAGGTGGTGCACAGATGCCCAACCAAACAGGTATGAGTATTAACGAGTTATTAAGTGTCTTAATGGGTGCTCAAGTAGGAGCTTCAATGCCTGCTGGACAATTAAGTAATAATGAATTAGAAATGATAAGCTCTGGCGACCGAGATGGAATGACCGCACCTCGTATGCAATTATCTCCTGAAGAGATAGCAGCAAGACAAGCAGATTACGCACGGCAAGAAATGTTAAAGCAGCAGCTAAATGGTGAGCAAATGCAGCAACTTGATGATTCCTTATTTGACCAAATGGTAAGACAAAGGATGGGTAGATAATCATGCTAAAAAAACTAGCAAACTGGCTTGGACACTCTTGGAATGTTTTAGGTTCTGATAATGAAGATAGATGGGTAGAGCTAGATGATTTTGGTCACTGGGAATACCAAGTTACTAAAGGTACGGGCGGCAAAAAAGTACACTTCTATGTAACGGTTACCGAAACAGACCAACCACTAGACGCTGGTAGAATGTGGAGCGTAGAGTTTGATTCTAGTTGCGACAACCAACACAAATCCGCTATCATTGAAACAGGAGAAAAGCACGAGTTCTCTGTAAACACGAATTTTTGGTCAGACACTAACTTTACCTTTAAGATAACTTCTACTAAAGGTGATGCAGATAGAAATATTCTTGTACATTTGGTAACAAAAACGACTTCATAATGTGGTCCTGTCATATATACTGGGGCTTCGGATTTGGCTTTGAGTTTTATGAAGCAGAAATAGAGTTTGAGGACGGTTCAAAAGACCCGATATCATATCTTTTAATTAACATCGGACCGATAAGGATACAACGTGGAGAGTACATCTGAACCAGAGCCAAAAGCTTACGAGGATAAACTTGAAGAACTAAAGAGATGGTTTGAAGCAATAGGAGATTGTGTATGAGTTTATATGAAAACATGAACAAACGAAAGAAGGCAGGTACTAGCAGAACTAAAAAGAAGTCTACTGTTACCAAAGCTGCTTACGCTAATATGAAAGCAGGTTTCCCTAAAAAGAAAAAGAAGAAAGCATAATGGCTATTAAAAAAGGTAGTGAAACATTTAGTGGTTACAACAAACCTAAACGCACTCCTGGACACAAAACAAAGTCACACGCAGTATTAGCAAAAGAAGGTGATAAAGAAAAACTTATACGATTTGGGCAGCAAGGTGTGTCAGGTGATAAAAAGAAAACACCAAGAAGCGACTCATTTAAAGCAAGACACGCAAAGAACATATCAAAAGGAAAGATGTCGGCAGCCTACTGGGCTAACAAAGTGAAATGGTAGATAAAGAGTCTATTAACAAAAAGACTAGAGAAAGATTAAAAATCTGGAGGGCAAACAATCCAGAAAAAGTACGCAATAAAAACTATCAAGATAGATATGGCATCTCATTAGACGAATATAAGGTTATGCTAAAAAAACAAAAAGAACGCTGCTTCTTATGCAAAACACATAATGACGATAGCAAACTTTTTGTAGACCATTGCCACACAACAAAAAAAATACGAAAACTATTATGTCAGCATTGTAATAGTGGTTTAGGTTACTTTAAAGACAATAAAAAAATACTAAAAAAAGCAATAGACTATTTAATAAAATATTAATCAGGAGCGATGACCCGAAAGGAGTCGCATAAGCATGGCACAAAAACAAGTAACGACAGGCTATAAGCCTAGAGCACCACAAAAACAAATACATGAGTTAGTAAAAGCTAACCGTTTTGTTGTGGTAGTAGCTCACAGACGTATGGGTAAAACCGTAGCAGCAATTAACCAGCTAATACATAGTGCGTTAAACTGCGATAAACCTAACCCACGTTTTGCTTACATAGCACCAACATACAATCAGTCTAAAAGGATTGCATGGGATTACTTACTAGAATATACAAGACCTCTTGGTGGAAAAGCCAACATTGCCGAACTAAGAGTAGACTTTATGGGCAGAAGAATCTCTCTGTATGGTGCAGACAACCCTGACAGTTTACGTGGAATCTACCTAGACGGATGCGTTCTTGATGAAATTGGGAACATTAATCCTACATTATTCACAGAAATTGTCAGACCTGCATTATCTGACAGACTTGGCTACTGTGTAGCAATGGGAACGCCTAAAGGGCAAAACCATTTTAAAGACTTACGTGATAGAGGTAAGCAACACGATGGCTGGGAGTTGCTAGAGTTTAAAGCTTCAGACACTAAGCTAGTAAATGCAGATGAGTTAAAGTCTGCGTATAAAGAAATGGGAGAGGATAAGTATCAGCAAGAATTTGAGTGCAGCTTCTCTGCTCCAGTAGAAGGTTCATACTACTCATCTATCATTAATGAGCTAGAAGAAAAAGGTCGCATGGTAGATATTGAAGTAGACGGACTAGCAAGGACTTACACTGGTTGGGACTTAGGTATGTCAGATAGCACATCTATCTGGGTAGCACAGTTAGTAAATAAAGAAATACGGTTAGTAGACTTTGTAGAGAATCATGGCGTAGGTCTTGACTACTATGTTAACTGGCTAAAAGAACATGACTGGATGCACGCCACACACATACTGCCACATGATGTAGTAGTACGAGAGTTAGGTACAGGCAAGTCAAGAAAAGAGATGTTAGAAGATGCTGGACTACATATTACTGTAGCAGACAAACTAACCATTATGGATGGCATACAAGCGGCTAGACGCATATTGCCTCGCTGCTGGTTTGACCCAAAAGTAAAAGATGGGTTAGACGCATTAAAAAATTACCGCAGAGTATATGATGAAAAACGTAATGTCTTTCATGACAGACCTTTTCATGACTGGGCATCGCACGCTAGTGACGCTTTTAGATATTTGGCAGTAGGGTTAGACGAATCTCCTATGGAGGCGTGGTCTAAACCACTTGAAATTAACAACACATGGATTGTATAAATGGATGATAACTTACTAAAGAGTATTCTTGAGTCAGAGATTGACGATGCTATTGGCTATCTTGAAACAGAAACTACCGATGAAAGACAGAGAGCCTTAGAATACTACATGAGAGAACCGTACGGCAATGAAGTGCCAGGTAAATCTCAGATAGTTACAGGTGAAGTAGCTGAAGTAGTAGACGGTGCATTACCTCAAATCATGAAAGTATTTACTTCATCTAAAGATGCGGTCGTATTTGAACCTGTTAGTCAAGGTGATGAAGCTACAGCAGAACAAGCAACAGCTTATGTTAACCACATATTCTACAAAGATAATGATGGCTTTGAGATTATGCACGACTGGTTTAAAGACGGTCTTATGCAAAAGGTTGGCGTAGTTAAAGCTTATTGGGATGACAAAAAAGATGTAACCAAAGAAAAGTATTATGGTCTAACAGATGACGAGCTTGCTATGATTATGCAAGATGAAGATGTAGAGATTGTAGAGCAAAGCACTGAAGAGCAAGTCATAGAAAATGACCCAGTTCAAGACCCTATGACGGGCATGGAAATGGAAGTTCCTCCTACTGTTATCAGAACGCACGACATTAAAGTATCCAGAACGGTAGACAAAGGTAAAGTAAGAATAGAAAACGTACCGCCTGAAGAGTTCCTTATATCTAAA